CGAAACTTACGACCAATTACACACCCGCACGAAAGGATGGGAAATATTAGACTTTAATCCTGTGTCAGAGTTTTGGGTACACAATGACGTTTTAAACAACGACAAGCTAAACACCGCTTTTTTTAAATCGACATACAAAAACAATAAGTTTTTAGATAAAAAAATCATTGATAGCATTGAGGCTAAAAAAGACAATCCTAAATATTCAAACTGGTGGAGAATATATGGGATGGGTGAAATAGGTATATTTGAAGGTTTAATTTTTCCTATATTTCATCAAATAGAAGAATTGCCTATTTCGGATAGTTATTTCTACGGTTTAGACTTTGGATATAGTGTTGACCCAACTTCACTAATTAAAATGTGTAAAATAGGCAATAAATTGTATTGTGATGAATTAATTTATGAAACTCAGTTACTTAATTCTGATATTATAAAAAGATTTACTAAATTTGCCGTTAATAAAAGTGAATTAATTGTCGCAGATTCAGCAGAGCCAAAAAGTATTGATGAGATTTATAGGGCTGGTTATAATGTGAAGCCCGCAATAAAAGGTGCTGATTCTGTTGTTTATGGTTTAAATCACTTGAATGAGTTAGAGATATATGTAACGAAGCGATCTATAAACCTTATAAAAGAATTAAGAAATTATGCGTGGGATAAAGATAAAACAGGAAAGCAATTGAATAAGCCGATTGATTTATTTAATCATGCTATTGATGCTATTCGCTACGCCGCTAATTTTATGAATAAAAAAAGTGATAAGTTTTATTTTAAATAAAATCAGATATGGGAGTGCTAAAATACATCAATAGAATAATAAGTAAGGCGGTTTCAGAAAGTCTACTATCAAATGAATTAAGAAATACTATTTACGGTTATAACGGCAACGGAGCGCCAATATATCCAAACGACACAATGACTACATATATTGAAAAGGGAATGGCTTATAATGCCGACCTTTTTTCAATTGTAAATTATATTACCACAACCGCAGCGCAATTACCATTTTGCCTATATAACGAGAAAGGTGATAAAGTAGAAGAACATGAATTGTTGGACTTATTAAAAAAACCAAACGAATTTACCGGATCAAAGAATTTTATTGAGGCCGCAATAGGATTTAAACTACTAACAGGCAACTCATATATTTGGGGCAACAAAATATTATCCGGTAAGATCAAAGAATTGTATGTATTACCTTCGCATCAAGTAGAGATAATTTCAGGCGATTCATTAAATCCGGTGCGTAGTTATAAGATAATGGGAACAACATACGAATTTAAAAAAGAAGAAGTTTGCCATATTAAAACATGGAATCCTGACACATTATACTTGACAGGATCAAATCTTTATGGTATGTCACCGCTAAAGGCTGCATTGCGGCTTCTCACAATGTCGAATGATATTTATACAGCTAATAGCCGGGCGCTGCAAAACGGCGGGGCAATAGGCATTGTTTCGAGTAATGAGAATGCAAACGGTTTTGGTATGTCACCCGAGCAAGCAAGTCAAGCGCAAGAATCATTTGAGAAAAAATATGCAGGTTCAGATAAATACGGCAAGGTAGCATTTACTTCGGCAAATATTAAATATGATAAAATTGGATTAAGCCCGCAAGAATTAATGATACTTGAGAGCGCTAATTTCTCATTTAAGGCGATGTGTAATGTTTATAAATTCCCATCTGTATTGCTTAATAACGATTCGCAGTCAACATATAATAATGTGATTGAGGCAAAGAAGCAGTTGTATATTGATGTGTTAATACCTGAATTGCAGTACGTATTAGATTCATTAAATCAATGGCTGGTAAAAGAAAACTACAAAGAGAAATTAACATTTAAGATTGATTACAGTGATATTGATATACTGCAAAAGGATATGCAAACTTTAGCAACATCCTTGAATGCCGCATGGTGGATAAAAGGAACGGATAAACAAAAGGCGATGGGTATTCAAGAAGACCCCGCATTAAATCAATACTTTATCCCTATGGGTTATCAATCGTTATCAGATATGAACGATGGCGATGTTGATGAATTATTAAAGAGATTAAATATAACAGATTATAAATGAGTTTTGCAAACGAATTTGATGCTATAAGAGATAAGTTCGAGCCATACGCCCGAAAAAAAATATTATTTGCATTCAATAAACAATTCGAGAAAATAAATACTATCTTTGCAAAGAATATAACTAACATTGAGTTATTTAACGCAGTTAATACATTGGATGGAAAATATATTCATGATGCGTTCATTGACATTTATAAAACCGTAGGCGGTAAGTTTGCCTTAGCAGCTATTCAGAATAATAGGAAATCGAATGGGGAGAATTTATGGGAGAATTTAATAGCTGAATACATTGAAGCGAACGGAACTGAACGTATTGTTGGAATTAACGAAACGTCAAAGAAATTAATTCAGCGGTCTATTAGGTCTTCATTATTAGATGCACAAGCGCAAGGATTAGGGGCAGATGAAACGGCTAATTTAATTCGCGAGAGCGTTAAAGATACTTGGGGAACAATGGCACAGTATCGTGCGTTAAGAATAGCCCGCACGGAATTATTAACCGCAAGCAATGCTGGTTCGCATTATGCTATGGAATCTTTAGGATATGGAGCGACAAAAGAATGGAGTTCTTTTAAGGATCAAAGAACAAGGGGGATGCATCCGAAAGATAAACATGACCATGTCAATATGAACGGACAGAAGGTAGATTTGAAAGGTTTTTTTATTGAGCCATTAACGGGAGAAAAATTAATGTTTCCCGGTGACACAATAGCCAGTGCGGGAAATGTTGTTAATTGTAGATGTGCTGTAAAATATAAAATATTATGAGATATCAGACCAAAAGTGTAGATGTAAAGCTGAGTGATATAGATGAAAAAAATCATATCATAACTGGATATTTTTCTGTATTTGGTAATATTGACAGCGATGGCGATATGATCGTTCCAGGTGCATTCAAACGATCGATAGATGAAAGCGGTGTTAAAGGTAAAGACCGAATTAAACATTTAAAAAATCATAAGACTGAACAAATCATAGGTAAGTTATTGGAGTTATATGAAGATAATTACGGTCTTAAATTTGTTTCTCAACTGTTACCGACAACAATAGGAAAGGACGCGTTTATTGAATATAAAATGGGCGTTTTAAAAGAACATTCGATAGGTTTTCAAACTATCAATAAAGCGCCTAAACAAAGCTATGTTGAATTAAATGAAATAAAACTTTGGGAAGGTTCGTCTGTAACATGGGGAGCAAATGAAATGGCTCTTACAACAGCAGTTAAGAGTTTGGATAAAGAAACATTAGAACAGGAATTTGAATCGCTTTTAAAATATGTTAAATCGTCAATTGAATGTGAGGAAAAGAAATGGTTGTTTGAAATTAAATTGAATCAATTATCTAATTTAATATACAAAGAGTTCGCCGCAAAAAGCACGAATGAAAATATTGAAAAGGAAAAGATTATAAACGAAATATTATTAATCTATAAAAAGTAAAAAAGTGGAAGATAAGTTAAAAGAAATACTTTCAATTTCTCAAGAGCAGAAGGCGAAAGTTGAGGCAATTGAAGCCAAGAACAAAGAAATTCAAGGACTGTTGGAAAAATGCCAAACTAAATCAGAGTTTGAAGGCATTAACCAAAAATTTGACGGTGACTTGAAAAAGTTAACTGAAGAATTAAAAGCGCTGAACGAACGTGCCGATAAAGTTGAGTTAAAATTCAACAAACAAGGCGTTGAAGAAAGGAAAAGCCATTTTGAATTTTTGAGGAATTCGTTTACTGAAAAGAAAAACGAAATTGCATCAATGAAGCAAAGTAAATCAGGTTTATCATTCTCCGGTATGAATGATATGTTATATAAGCTTGATGACATGACGGGCGCAAACAGTACGCAGTCAGGTACTATTATCGCACCTCAATTTTTACCCGGCATTAACGCAGACCCATTCCGTAAGCGTAGGGTTAGAGAATTAATTGCTCAAGGTGTTACAACCTCAAACATGATTAATTACGTTCAGGAGTATGCAAAAACTGCTAATACTAACATGACCGCAGAAGGTGCTGAGTGGAAGCAAGAAGATTTCGACTTGATCGGAAAAACTGCCAATGTTGAGATGATTACTAATTACATGGTGTTATCACAAATCATGTTGGATGATATCGACGGTTTGATTTCATACATCATGGCTTCATTGCCTGAAAAAATCAAAAACAAGGAAGATTATCAATTGTTATATGGAGACGGAAATACTCCTAATATTACTGGTATTACTACCATTGCTGCTGTTGCCGTTGATTATTTGGCTGATGATAAAGTTCAACGTTGGGATGTTCTTGCTCAAGCAATTGCGCAGGCTACATTTTTAGAATATGAGCCAACAGCCATCTTAGTTAACAAGGTAGATGCAATGAGAATGAAACTTGTTAAAGATACAACTGGGCGTTATATCAATGACTGGTTATTCTCAAGCACTCCGCTTTCAATTGATGGCGTTCCTGTTATTGCAACTAATGCAATTACTTCTGGTGATTTCTTAGTAGGCGACTTCCGTTTGGGTGCGCAAGTATTCGACAGACGTTCAACCATGATTGAGATGTCGAACACTAATGAAGACAATTTCGTTAAGGGTATGGTAACTGTTCGTGGTTCTGAAAGAATTGCGCAGGCCATTAAAAATCCTAATGCTTTTGTTTACGGCACATTTAGCGCAATGCTTGCTAAAGGTTCAGCATAGTAATTAATACTAACATAAATAGGGGTGATTAAGTTCATCCCTATTTTTTTAAAAAACCAATATGCCAATATCATCATACGCATCAATCCCTGATATTATAAACAGTGTTATAATTAAACAACCCCGCACATTATTAGATGTCGGAATAGGTAATGGAATGTATGGCGCTATTGTATCCAATTACATTCCTTCATGTAAAATTTATGGAATAGAGGCGTTTCCGAATTATAGGACACCGCTTTGGAATGTTTATACTCATGTTAATATATCGGATGTATTTAAGACCGACATTAACGATAAATACGATTGTATTATTATTGCGGATGTAATTGAACATTTTGAAAAAGAAACAGGATTAAATGTAATTGAAAAATTAAAAGAAGCATTAAGCCCCGCAGGAATTTTATTAATATCAACCCCATCGATATTTTGCGAGCAGGGCGCTGTTGGTGGAAATGAATTTGAAAGACATAAATCTTTATTCACAAAAGAAGATTTTCAAAATATACCCGGATGGGAAATATTAAAAGATGGTGAGCCGGATAAGTGGGGACATTATATGTTAGTAACCAAATTTACGAAATAAATGAATATACTTTGGAATATACACGGTTATCCACCTTATCATAATGCAGGCGCTGAATGGATGGCGCACGATCTTAATAAACATCTAATTGAGCAAGGTCATTCAGTAAAGGTAATTACCCGTGGAATAAGCGATCAATTAGTATTTGAAGGTGTAGAGATATACCCGCAAGATTTTAGATATTATGGTAAGTTCTGCAATTGGTGTGATGTTATCGTTACACACTTAGACCAAACTGGCAAAAGTATTAATGTTTCGAGAGATTTTCAAAAACCATTATTGCATATTATTCATAATAATCATCCATACGGTGAGATTAAACAATGTCAACACGATGGATATGTTGTTTATAATTCTGAATGGGTCGCAAAATCTTTGAATTACAGCAGACCATCAATAGTATGCCATCCTATTATTAATATGGATTATTACAAAGTAGATAATTCAGGAGCTGAGGCAATTATATTAATTAATCTTTGGGAAAATAAAGGCGGTAAGGTTTTATTTGAAATCGCAAAACAAATGCCGGATAAAAAATTTATTGGCGTTAAAGGTGGTTACGGTGAGCAGTATATAGATGAATCGGTAAAGAATGTTACAATACTTGAAAATACAAAAGAGATTAGGGATGTGTATAAAAAAGCCCGCATAGTATTAATGCCTTCATCTTATGAATCATGGGGGAGGGTAGCTTGTGAAGCAATTGCAAGCGGTATTCCTGTCATAGCGCAAGCAACTCCCGGACTTAAAGAATCATTATCAGATGCGGGTTTGTTCTGTGATCGTGATTGTATTTCTGAATGGGTTTCAATGATAAGAAAACTGGATGACGAAAAAGTTTATAAAAAGGTTTCCGATAAATGCAAACAAAGAGCAATTGAATTGACTGAAATATTTACAGAAGATAAAATAAAATTTGAATTATTTATTAAAAGTTTTACAAAAATGGACGAATTTAAATGTATTTTTATAAAAGAATACAATGGGTATTCTGTTGGTGACGAAATATTATTAAACGGAAGGAGATATAATACTCTAAAGAATAGCGGTATTGTTGTATTGGCTTCGGAATATAAAAACGAATCTATGGAAAAAGAATCTATTGAAAAAGAATTGAAAGATCAAAAACCTGAAACAAAGGAATTGAAGATAAAAGGCAAAACAACTAAAAGCATAAAATAATGATTGAATCTATTATTTTAACCCAGCCATCATCTGAGCCTATTACATTAACTGAGGCAAAGAACTATTTAAAACAAAATTATACTTCAATGTCTGTTGAAGATGATTTAGTTAATTTGTTTATTTCGGCTGCACGTCAATTGTGCGAGGGTTATATTAATAGGTCAATTGCTCGCAAAGAATACAGAACGGCATTCGATATTAACGGAACTGAATACTTATTACCATGGACACCGATAGAGGCAAAAGAAGACATTACGGAGTGTTACTTAGTTGACAAAAAAGGAACTGAAACAGACCTTACTTTAAACGATTCATTTTTTATAACTGGATTAAGTGATCGTAAAATAGTAATTAATAATTCAGGTAATAACACAACATTAATAGTTGAATACTATTCAGGTTATACAGACGTTCCGGCTGCAATTAAAACGGCGATCCTTAAACAGATGGCTGAATTGTATTACACAAGAACAGAGGGAGAATCTGAATCAATGATGGCTGCAGGTACAAACTTATGTAAAGAATCAAAAATGTTATTATATCCATACAGAAAAGTAATATTTTTTTAATATGAATCCCGGTACATATCGACACGTAATTACAATTTATACAGTTACTCAGGCCTCAGATGGTCAGGGTGGTTACACTGAAACCGTAACTTCATTGGGTAATTTTTGGGCCAATGTTAATCCTACTTCTGTTTCGAGAGATTTCGAAATGAATCAGATTGTAAACACGAAAGGATATACAATTAAACTACCTTATACTAATAAAGTTTT